CAAATCCAGGAACCCTAGCGGCTCTTCCCCATTGGGAAGAGGGGGTCTTGGAAATTTTGCACACAGGAATTTGGACGGCCAATTGGCGTTCAAAATTCTAGATGGGATAATTCATGCTTGTAGCTCTTGCTCGCATGACACTGCATCCAGGGCTGGGATGGACCCAGCAGCAGGTCAGCCTTTCGTCCCGGGGCATCGTCTTCGTGGCATCCTTAAACAGGTTTGCTCACTTGAGGACTTTGCTCCGTGGGGTGTGGCTACAGGTGAAATTAGCTGCAATTCTGCAGCTTCCTTGCACGACGCCGCGGCATTTTGCCGCTCTTGGCTCGAGGTTCTGTTAGACCACGAGCCCAATTGGATACGTTTCCCTCTTATTGAGTTACTTACTCCCTTCCTTATTTCTAAAGACTGGAAGGTTGAGGAGTTTCTCAGTCGCAGTAAGTACCACACCGCATGGCCCATGGCAAAGTACCTCAAGAACGAGCCTCCCAAGGCAAGCCATGTTGACCTGAAGCCCTCCCTTACCTTCTTTGCTAGGGGGGCTCTCTTACGTGTGTTACGCAATCGTCTTGCATCCTTCAACACCCGCAATACACACCTTTGGTGGAGTCTCCTCCAAGGAGTAAAGCGTGGTTGTGCTCCTGCTCGTCCATGCCATGTCGAGGCAAGTCTGATCGACCATGGAGTTGTACTTGGTACCTCTCCTCCGGATATGCCACCTGAAACTAGGGAAAAGTTTCAATGGTATGTCGATCGCTTCCTTGACCATGTTTTCCCAAAGGGACCCGAGGGTCTCAAGGTATTGGACAAGTTTGGGCTGCCCGTTGTGGTACCAACACTTGGTGCGTCAACTGAGTATACAGCTGCTACGACAACACGATTGGGTGTTGTGTCTGAAGCCACTCAGATTCCGCAAACTTGTTGGTTTGATAGTGACTACTGTCATCAAGTCCTCAGAGACTTCGACCGTGCTCAGAAGCAGGCCGCAGCTTACGAGAAATCTTGTAAGCAGAGGGTGGACCCCTCAACAGTCAGTCAGCCACTTCCCACTTTGGGTACCCTCGCGCAGGGAATTGCACTAAGACTGGGCTTTTTCAGCGAACTTGATTCTATGATCGAGCGCTCACCAGGTGTGGTCGAAGTGATTCGTACTGTCTTCCCGGTTTACAACTTGAAGGACCTAATGGGTCGACCAGGTCGTGATCATAAAGACGTACTTATCATTCCCCTCCTCGAGCCTCTCAAGATTCGGACCATTAGTAAGGGCAACTGCCTTAACTATTGGTCATCTCGCTCTGTCCAGAAAATCATGTGGAAAAAGGTTCATTCCTTAACTCCCTGTAAGCTGATTGGACGACCCTTAGAGGTCAGTGATCTTCACGACTTAGTCCATCGATCAACATCAGCTTGTAAGCACCTTGACATTGATCCATTTCATTCTTGGGTCAGCGGTGATTACAAAGGAGCCACAGATTATCTAAACATCAATCTTACTAAAATGGTGTTTGAAGGATTTCTGAAGCGTTTGGAGCCACTGGAGTATGCAGAGGGATCTAGGCCCCCTGAAGCCTTTTGTTCATTCGCCACCAACCCACAATATGCTTGGCTGGTCGAGAGATGGAGGAATGTCCTATATGAGCAGAACCTCAAGTATGACTATGAGGAACTACAGACCGAGATTCTTCAGAAGAATGGTCAGCTCATGGGATCTCCTCTATCATTCCCAGTTCTGTGCACCTTGAACTTGATTTGCTATTGGTGGGCTCTCGAAGAGTTTGCCGACAAGCTGATCAGTCCAGAAGAACTTCCAGTTCTAGTGAATGGTGACGATATCCTTTTCATGGCAGATGGCCAAGAAGGAAGTTTTTACTCCATATGGCAGACTTGTATTTCTCGAGCTGGTTTCAGATTGAGCATCGGAAAGAACTATATTCATGATTCGGTTTTGACCGTGAACTCCGAATGCTGGGTGTGGAACCAGTCTCATTGTGAGCCAAGCTTTAAGAGGATTAAGCATCTTGATGTTGGACTGTTGATCAACAATCCGAGTGCAGAGCGGCTTGAAAACCGCGTTCTTCCTCTTGCTGATAGACTTCAGCGAGTGCTTGATGGAGCCTGGTCCAAAGGTAGGATTTGGCACCGACTTAAGCACTATTATCTCTCTGAGATAAAGGCTTGGACACAATCAGGTAAATACAATGTCTTTGCTTCGCTTCAGGCTGGAGGTTTGGGTGTGAATCGACCTGAAGAGATAGATGTCGAGTTCACAAAGTTCCAGCGACGACTTGCAGGTTATCTGCGACACCACTTTGACTCATGGACACACTCAGATCTTATCAACTTTGATCTCCTCCAGGTGGAATCTGAGATGACATGTCCTCATGGCACCAATCCAGTTACAAAGGTGCATTCGCGTAGAGTCAAGTGGTTTGAGGGGGAATTGGCTAAGGAAGCAGTGGAGGAGGATCCTACGCTGGCAGTTGTCCAGGACATCCGTAAGGGTGACTGGGTCACACCAGCGAAGAGGCTCTATAACAGTTGGAACCACAGGTTCACGATCCAAACCAGGAAGGGCTTTGGTAAAGCCTTTAGGAATGGAATCGTCCCGCTCGGCAATTGTTCGGCCCCTGATAGGGTTCTACTCTACTCTCCTGTGAAAGGGGTTGCTAGCGAACTTTCCAAATCGCACGGCGAACCTTCCATTCAATGTGACATCCGTGATTATCATGACACTGGTCATGACTCTCATGTAGGCAAGCCCGCTTGGCTCCAAGGATGTGATTGTGAGTGGAGGGTCTACAGACCACACGGAAAGATGAACCATCCTGACCGGAAGGTCATAGCTAGTGATGAATGGTCGGTGCTCTTCGAGCATGTCTCCCACCATGACGCGTCAGAGAAAGAACTCCCGCGTCCCCCCAGCGAAGAAGAGGCAGGTCGCGCCTGCCCGCAGCCAAAAAGTATCCATGGCGTCGAAGCCACGAAAGAGCACTTTGCCTCGAGTCCCCAGGTCGCTTGCATCTGCAGCGTTCCTGGATCCGACTCGGCTTAGTCACTCTAGTTTGCGCGCTCATCGTCACCTCCCATACACCGTACTTAGAGAGAAGATTAATATACCTCTTGCTTCGAGTACTACAGCCAGTAGTCCAATTGCTCTTGTGGTTCAGCCACTTCTATCAACTGCGTCAAGATCTTTCGCAGGTTCTGATGGTGGTCTTTCCACTACTGTAGCTTACTGGAATACAGGCTCCTCGACAATGGTATCGGGATCACTTGCCCAATCTTCTCTTCTGGCGTCCAATACGAACGCTCGAATTCGATTACATCGAATTGCCGCAGAGTTCTGTTGTACTGGAACGGCAGCTACTACTGGTGTACCTGATGGTCTTTGTTACTTTGGTGTCTTGAGGACTCCATGCGATCCTGGTGCTCTAGGAACTGCCTCTAATGCTTACAACTATTTCGCTACTCGCGAAGAGGTTCAGCAGAGGGCATCGTTATCCCTTCAGTACCAGCCGATTCGTTTGGTTTCTTATCCTCTCGACCCCCTTAGTTACCAGACTTTCCTCCCTTGTACTGGATTCACGGATTATGCAACTCAGGTTGCATCTTCGAATGCAATGGCACCCATTGTTATAGGTATTCCGACAACCGTGTCGGCCTGTAACTTTGCTGTGACTTTGCACATTGAGTGGACCGTCCAGTACGACTCTGATGCTGTTTTACAGTCTACTGCCCGTATGCATCCAGGTCACGATGATGAGACCTGGGCCTCTGCTATAGAGGATGCAATTGGTGGAGCTGGTATTGTTGCGGCAGTACGAACAGCAGCAGAAAGATTAGGAGGCGCCGGAGGTGGTGGTTTAGCGCAACGTGGCATGCAAGGTCTAGCTAGGCGGGCTCTGCCCGCTCTGCTACCTTAGACCTGCTTGGTGCAGATCTTGTCTCTTTAGAGACCGAGGCCTCAATTCTTCTCCAGAGGTCTCGCTGGAGCCCTTGCCAGTAACTTGCCGGACATGCTTGATTAGTCCTGTCCTGTCCTAAGGTAGCCTATACGGTGGTCATCAAACAGACGAGAGGATCCCCCCTCCGTTCTATCCCACTGAGGCGATCATTCCTTAAGGAGCAGAACTGACTCACTATGATAGTGTGTAAGTCCAGGTGAGAGCAAGGGCGGTATTCCATGATCTTCGGATCATGTTCCAG